TAAACCGCCGTCAGCAATAAGCGGCGGTAGATTTGGTTTGCCGCCAGTTGTGCCTGTGGTTGTTGTCTTGCCGCCTGTTCCAATACCGCCCTGCATTTGTAACCAGACTTCAAGCATTTTCTTTAAGATTTCAAGCGCGTCATTTAGGTTATTTATATCTACTAACTTGTTATCGGTTCCAATAGCGGCCATGTTTGTGCCTAGAACCTTGGCAGCGTTGCCAGCGTGACCTAATACGTTCCATTGAGCGTTTAACTTCTCTAAAACGGCAGTAGCCGCTGCAATACGCTTCTGGTCTTCTGACACTAACGCTTGCTCTAAGTCGTAAATGGCTTTCTTTAGAGATAAGCGGTAAAGCTCCTCAGTAGTCAATTTGCCAGCGTTTAAGAGGGCGGCTTGGATTTGGATACCTTGCTCGTCAAACTTTTCTGTCGCAGTCTGTAAAACCGCGTTAGCCTTGTCTAATACTGCTTGAGCTTTCTTTTCGGCAGTTGTTTTCTTCAAAATAGCCAGACGATCTGCCTCTAGCTTCTTTTGAACGGCCGAAGTCTTGGCTGCATTAATAGCATCTTTAGCCTGTTTCTGCATATAGGAAGAAGTATTGTTAGCAATACCAGAACGTTCTCTTTGAACGGCTAAATCTTCTCTATCCCATTGCTGGCGAAGCGCACGATACTTTTTAAGAATATCGCCTATGCCTTTAGATGGGGAAGCGGCAATATCAATTAAAGCAATTAAGCGGCCTGTTCCTGTTGCTAAATCACCAATTAAATTAGCTGCGCTTTGAATGCTTTTAATAAAGCTCTGAAAGCCATTTGGGCCAGAAGCCTGAGCAATGGCATCTAATAAACTCTTTCCAATAGTTTCGCTTGCATCAGCGGCAGCAACTTGCAATAAAGCCATTTTGCCAGCATAAGAATCAAGAGATGCCTCGCCTGAACCCTTAAATTGCTTGTTAAGAATTTCAGTAATATCTGCAAAAGATTTGGTTTTTAAGTCTGCTTGGGTTAGGCCAATATTGAGAGCCTTTAGGCCTTTGTTATTACCGACGTAAGCCTGAGATAAAGCATCAATTACTTGTGAATAGTTTTGACCAGTTCCAGCAGATACATCGAAAGCCAATGACATGAGCTTTTGGGTTTCAAGAGTAGAACCAGTAACGCGAGCTAATTGAGCGTAGGCTGGTCGCAGCTCATCATCCAAAATGCCTGTTTGCTTTTGTAATACTGAGATAAATTCTTCTGCGCTTTGAGTTGCAAAGCCTAAGCCTAAGTTCTTTAAGTTATTAGCTAGAACTTTAGTGGCTTTTTCATCTTGCATGTAAGCATTCATAGATTGTTGAGCTTTTTGCAAGGTAAGGAAACTGCCAGCCAATTTAGCGGTAGATTTAATTAAACCTGTTACCGCGCCATCAGCTTGCTTAAATGCTTTTTTACCTACGAAATCGGCGCCAATACGAATGGCTATATCTGAACCTTTGGCCATTATGCTGCCTTTCTCGTTCCGAAAACATTTTTAGTTTTACGATTAAACTCTTGAATAGACTTATCAATGGCGCTATTTACTGCGCCACCTGCTTTGCCTTGATCCTGCGCCCATGCTTTGTAAATTAAACGGCCTTTGAATTTACGGCTACCGCGGCCAGCTTTTTTATAGCCACTGCCAGATGCACCCATAATTTTTAAACGAGTATCAGCATTAACTAGCGGTGGCATTGATTGAATAAATTGACGGCCAGCATTTGGATTGGCAGATTGTGAATAACGCTTGGAAGTATTGCCTTTTGGTGCTTGCTTTCTACCATTTCTGCTTTTACGGCCAGCGGTTTCGTAGATAGCGCCAGCAGCGGTTGTATTTACAATTTGAGCAGCATAAGCCCAACCCTTACGATTAGGCTTAGTAGGTTCAGTAGTTGCATAAATACCGCGAGCAATATTTAAAGCGTTGTAATGCGGAAAGCGGCCAATTTGTTTAATAGAATAAAGCTGCCATGTGCTTAAAGGGGCTTCAACTTCAACGAAGCCCCTAGCTTTAGACACAACAGGAGTTAAAGCGTTTTGCATATCACGCTCTAAGTTTTTGGCAAGGTTAGGCGTAAAAAGGCGCATAGCCTGACGAAGCTCAACGCCCCCGTCTATTTCTACGCTTGCCATCTTCTACCGCTTTCGACCTTTGCTTATATACATCAATTATTGCGTTCAACATCTTATGGTCTAGTTCCAAAAGGTGTTGTGGTGCGACCCCCATCTCAACACTCAAACGAGCGATAAGATAGGTGAGGGAGCCGCGATCTACCCTAAAGGGTCGCTTTCTAGCACCTCTACTGACTTCAAAGTGTCAATGAATTCGATGCCGAAAGGTTTGACAGTTTCACCCGAACGACGGATACATTCCCAAGCTAACCAATACACATCGCTTTGCTTTTCATCATCACGAAATGCCTTGTGAAAGCCCTTACCTTTGGTCTGTTCAAACACATATTCCACTGACGGAGTTATTTCGTGTTCGGTTACCTGACCATCGGTTCTTGTTATCTTGAGTTTTGCCATTGTTTGCCCCTTAGTTAATTGTTACCAAGTACCTGTATTTGCATAAGATGTCTTACTGTTGCAAGTAAAGGTGATGTCAATCATTGCTTCATCGCCTACCGCGCCATTGATGTCGCTTAGGTTATCAACAAAGATTGTGCCTGAGTATAGCAAGTTAGTTGCTGAAACTGCGGCCGACTTGTCTTGAATTGCGGTGAATGCAACTGTTGAACCGAATGCTGCTTGCAAGGTTGCTAGGACTGAACCCGCTGCAGTGTCGTTTAGGAATGTTACTGTGATTGTGTCTGCCGCTAATCCAGCAACATACTTTCTAGCAGTATCGCCCATTGCGGTGACCTCAAGAGGCTCAACAACGCGGTTTAATTGAAATGCTGTGACATGGTCTGAAAGATCGACAGTAGCAACCTTAAAACCGACCTTATTGTTTAGAAAAATTGCCATCGATTATTCCTCGTCTTTCTTAGTATTTGCTGGCTTTGGTGCTGATTGAATCTGACCAATCTTCTTCAAGAAGGCCAAATCCTCTGGTGTTAGCTCTGACATATTAGCTCCAACTTGTTAGGATTGATACGGACATTTCAGCAGTGAGCAATTCTCCACTAGCAAGTGATAAAACTGCTGGTGTAGAAACTTCACTTACTCTGACATTTAATGAACTAGCTGCAAGAAGATTGAATACGGAAATAATCATATCTTCGATGCCTGATAAATTGCCCAAGTTATCAAACATTGGAACTGTCATTAAAATCTTAAAATTAGCCATAGGACTAATTGAATTATATTGGTTGTTTTCCATTTCTAGCATTGGATCATCCCAAGACACGATAACAGAATTAGCCAATATGTTTGCAGGTGGAAAATCAAAAGTCTGCCACTTTGAGTTATTAACTAAAGCTGTGGCTAGCGTTGTGCGAAGTGTGGTAATCGCTGGAGTTGGCATTAGCCCACCATTGAATTCGGGCTAAGCGCATGGGCTATAAGACCACGAACGCGAGCCATCAAAGTATTACCCATTCGATATGGAGATGGTTGAAAATCGGGCGATGAGCCACCTGTCGAACTAACCTGACGGCTTTGCCAAATATCAACCGCAATTTCTAAAGCAGCAGTCTGAACGGCGCTGTCGGCAGTCCAATCAGTTGTCGCTGCTGCGGTAGCGCTACCATAAGGTGCAATGCGCTTTAATTTGTAATCTGCGGTAGCAACAGTAAAAGTTGCGTCATAAATACCGACAGTTAATAATGTTTTAGATCCGTTAAGGGCTGCGCCGCAATTAGCAATGGTAACTGTTTCGCCAGCAATGAAAGAGTGTGCTTCTGTAAAATAAACAGTGGCAATGTTTGAATCCACTTTTGAACCGCTGATATAACGCTGGTTAGACCATAGCATCGGTAATAAGACGTTATCTGCGGCATCGCAAACTTCTTGTAAAGTTGCATCTGGGTAGAGTGTGCCAACGCCAAGTGTGGCGCGTAGTTCGGCTACTGTTACTAGGCTCATCTCTATCCTTTCTTAAAACCGATGAGAGGCGGTAGGGCTAACCGCCCCTCTCGGCGTTCCAAATTGACTAGTTCTTGTTGAACCAGTTTGCGCCAGCTGCTAGCTTGGTCGCTAATGCACCCTGACCGAATAGGAGAATATCCACAGTTCCGTCTGAGTTGATGTTGGTGCGTAGTTGCTGACGTGTTGATTCATACCATGTGTATGCCTCTGGGTTGATAACTGCCATTGAGTAATCAGCAGTTCCAACGCCGCCAGAGCCTTGCATGATGCGTGAAACGCGTAGGTCAAGACCTGCAACTGTTCCGCGTAGTGATGTTGGAGATAGAGTTCCGCCAGCGTTCATTGGGTTTGAAGCAATGTAGATTGGGCGGCCTGAATCGTTGTAAGACATGATGTTAGCCCACTGCTCAGGTGTGACGATAATGTTACGACCGAAGCCAAGTGATGCCTGATAAACCGCTGCAGCAGCAGATGAAACATACTTTAGCAAGCCATCAGCAGTGTTGTCCTGTGCGGCTGCGTTTAGTGTTCCTGCTGACTGAATAGCAGTGGTTACATAACCATCTGTATCCTTAGCATAAGCGAACTCCATTTGTGTTAGAAGTTCGTCTAAGAATGCAGGGTTTGAATTTGAAATAAGTTCAAGAGTTGTAATTGCGCGACCCTTGAAAGACTTCTTTGTTACAGTGATGTAAGCAGCTTCTAATTGTGATTCAGTTACTGCGCCGTTTTCATCAATCTGATCTACTAGAGGAACTTCAGTAATCTTTGGAAGTTCGAATGTCTTTCCAAATTCTGGCATGGTGCCGCGAGAGATTGAATCAATCATTGGGCGGTCTGCGTTAGCCAAGAAGTTTAGAACTGTTGTGCTTTGTGGTGTTGGAATAAAGCCAGCAGCGGTTGATTGATCGTTATCTGCTGCTTTAATCCACTGACGAGCATCTTCGTCATGGAAAAGGTTTGCCTTTAGTGTGTTTGCCAAGTAATCACGCTTTGTTACGTTGATTCGTGGCTTTGTGTATGCGACTGATGCCGATACTGTTGGGCGCGAGGCTTCCACTGATGGGGTTTCTACTGCCTCAGGCGCAACTGCTTCCGCGGTGGTATCTTCCACTTGGGTAGCCTCGCTTTCGTTTGTTGGTGTTGGTTCTTCTGTTGCTACTGGCGCTTCTTCTGCGCTAGCTGCTACCTTAGAAATTTCTGCTGACGCAAACGCTGGGCTTGCGACGTGGCTTACTTCTCTAAGAATTCCTTTAGTTACGACAATAACGCCGTTTTTATCCATTGATGATTCAATCGGTTCTACGCCCACTGACAAACCTGTTTTTAGTCCGTCACTTGCAAGGGTTAGAGCTTCGTCACCACGGGCAGTTTTTGTAACCTTAAAGGTTGCATAAATGCCCTCTGTTGCACTAGAAAAATTTGTAGCAGATCCAAGAATCGCTTTCGGGTTATGCTCATCAAGGAGCTTAATTTTCTTATTCGCTGGGATTTCTATTGAATCTGCTGCAAAAATAACTTTACCAGCCGAAGTGTGGCCGATTTCTGTTGAGTAAGGAACGATCTTTCCCGCGATAATGCGGCGTTCGTTGTCGCTTGCTTCGATGTCGTTACTGAATTTCAGTAATTCCATTTGTGCCTCCATTAGGGGTTAGGTCGTTCATTTCCTGCGCTTCTGCTACGTCAATAAGACCAAGAGTTAGCATCTTTTCTGTAACTGTTAAGCGAGTAATAGGATCTGGTCTAAGAATTGAATGGTCTAAATCAAATTTAACAACGTTACCTGCTGCGGTAATGTCATTCATAGATAGACGTTCTTCAATCGCTGAGTAATAAGGTTGTAAAGTGTGCTGGACAAAGAATTTATTTTGGTCATCAAGATTGGAATATGTCATTGATGTGTTTTGGTCAGCACTTAAATAATAAGCAGGAACGCCCATAAGGCGAGCAACTTGGGTAGCCATGTTTGCTTGTGATTCAACCATTTGCTGGTCACGATTAGAATAAGAAACTGGCTGGTATTCAAGAGTTTGCGTTAAGTATGCAGTTCCGCGAACGCTACGCGCCGCTTTCCATTCTGCCAATAATGCTTGCACTTCTTTAGGATCTAAATCAGCGCCAGTGTTTTTCAAAATGCCAGAAGCCATTGGAGTTGAAGCTGCTACTGATGCAGCGCGCTCGATTGCTAACGCCTGAGATAAAACCTCAGAGCCGTATGTTAACACTCCCTCATTTGTCATTTGGAAAGTTACTAAACTTCCAAGTCCTGACATTGGGCGTTCAATACCATCTACATAATATTTTGTAATTTCAGTTGTGTTGTAATTTGTGGTAAATGAAACTCTGCCAAAATCTACAAATTGAAATCTTGATGGTCTGCCATCATCTGCATACTGCTCAGTAATTTCAAGATATGCGACGCCATACCAGACGAGCGAATCAACCAAAAGAGAATAAGTAACTACCTTGGTTTGTGATACTGATGGTTGATCTAACCAAATTGGCTTACCTAGTTCTTCACCTGTTGATTTACGATAAAGCTCTAGTGGTGTAGCTGCTACTGAATTCACAATCAAATTGCGGCAGAAAGCTGCGGCAGGGATTGACATAGCAGAAGCGCGAGTAATTGGAGAAAAGATTGGGTTAAGTTGTGAATACCCGAACTCTCGTAGAACTCGCGGATTTTCCTGCGCCTTAATCTCTGGAGCAGAAACGCCTAATTTGGCAATAGATTGCAAAATACCCATATGTTATAAGTATAGCAAATATAGTTGAAAGTTCAACTATTCGGCAAAGAATATCGCAGGTTTTGCCTGAGGCAGTAAGAGTTTATGAACGACCATTGCTAAAGCGATTGGAGCAGAAACGTCACCTGCTGACTTTCGCTTAACGATACGCCAGCCGCTATCGTTGGTTTTAGCGGCTACGTTGTTCATTTGCTTATCCATCTCTGGCTGCGACGAGTGAGCCATTCTGGAATTTACAATGCTATCCAGCAAATCTCCGCAAGCTTGATAGAAGCGAGAGCCTGAAATGTCCTCAACTGGAACTCCAGCCCTTGAAAGTCTGTCTGCGATGGTTTGAGTTGCATATTTGTCATAGCAAACCAATTTAGGGCGGAATTTATCCACCCAGCCTTTTATTTCGGCTGCTATCTTCAAATCATCTACCTGAACGCTATTTTCCCAAGTTTGTATAAGCGCGGTTCCGATTTTTCCATTATCCATTATCCAGCCTCCGACAAGGCTGGCAAATCTGCCAGACGGAGCCTTGTCGAAAGCAAAGATAGTGTATGCGCCTTGTTTAATTTCTAGTGAATCATCGCCTATCGCTTCCCACGATCCGTTAGGCCACGGACTTGCCAACGAATCAACCCATTGGCAAAGCGTTTCTGTTCTAGTACTCTCGACAGAGTTAGTAGCCACGGATTCTGCAATGGCGCTTTCATCAAATAGATATCCCAGAGCAGGATTGGCTTGCGCCCACGCTTTCCTGTCGTCAATTTTAGCAAACTGTGGAGCGCTGTATTCATACCACGCGAACTCTGGCGGTGGATAATCAAAAGCCCTTTCGCGCATATCGTTAAGAACTGTTGAGAACGCATCACCAGCGTTAGACGTAGTAAATGTTTGTGAGTTAGGTCTTGCTCTTGTAGTTGGTCTAGCTGCCGTCCATGCATCTTCGCTAATTTCTCTAAGCTCGTCAATATAAAGGAAATCAACAGTCTTACCGCGAGAGCCATCGCGTGTAGCAGCAGCGACTTCGTAAAGGCCGCCGTTATTAAGTAATATCTTTTCAGTTCCGTTAGCATATCTAATCGCCTTTACCTGTGCTTTTAAGAATGGGAATTCTTCGAATAACCCTGCCACCTTTTGAAAGGTGTCTAATGCCATGTTTCTATTAGAAGACATAGCAAGCACCTTTTCGCCTTGCAATAGCTTCCATAAAATGAGCATTCGGGCAAGATGGGTCTTTCCGTTCTGTCGAGCGATAAGTAGGCCGCCCACCTTGCGCCGAAACTTTCCATCTTCGCCTATTGATAAATAATCATCTAAGACCCAACGCTGCCACGGCAATAACGGCATTTCTAAAAGGTCAGCGAGATCTGCAACCTCTTGCATGCGGCTTTTGCCTGTGTGCAATGGCGTGTGAATACGGGGTTCTGTTAGCCCCCGTATCACTTGGTCTTGATTGGTCACGATTTACTCGGATTGGCTTGAATCGGTTGAGAATGGACTGTGATGAACCACACTGGTCTGAACCAGAGAGGGATTGCCAGA